GAAGAAGGGTCTTGGTCTGTTGCCTGACTTCTATCGTCACGCCATCGCCAGCGGGCGAGGACCGGGGAAATCGGCACTGGTGGGCATGTTGGCACACTGGTTCATCTCGACACGTATCGGCGGCAGCACATGGATCGCTGCGAACGGAGAACCGCAGCTTCGCACCAAGACCTTCCCTGAAATTGCCAAATGGGTCGCGCGTGGGATCAACAAGGACTTCTTTGAGATTAACGCGACGAGCATCAATCCGAGCAAATGGTTCAAGGACTACATCGAATCGCCGGAAGGACTGAATCGAAGCACGAAGTATTACTATGTCAGCGGGCAGTTGTGGTCCAAAGAGAACCCTGACGCCTTCGCTGGCGCACACAACTTCGACGGCGAGTTTGCAATCTTCGATGAGGCCAGTGGTATCCCTGACGAGATATGGACCGTGCAGGAGGGCGTCTTTACCGAGGACATTCCTGATCGCTTTTGGCTGACGTTCAGCAACCCGCGTGTATCACAGGGTAAGTTCTTCGAGTGTTTCCACAAGAACCGCGCACTGTGGCGAACGACGCAGATCGACTCCCGCACCGTGGAGGGGATCAGCCGCAGCACCTACGAGAACATCATCCAGCAGCATGGAGAGGACAGCGATGAGGCGCGCGTTGAAGTCTATGGTCAGTTCCCGCAGAGTGGCGAGGACCAGTTCATCTCGCCGTTTATGGTGGATGAGGCAGTCAAGCGACCCCGATACAAGGACGACAGCGCGGCAGTGGTTGTCGGGGTTGATCCGGCGCGTAGTGGCCTGGACAGCACGGTAATCGTGGTGCGACAGGGGCGCGATCTGTTGAGTTTGAAGCGGTATAAGGGCGAGGACACCATGACCATCGTGGGGCGCGTGATCGACACGATAGACCAATGGCGACCCGACCTGACCGTGATAGATGAGGGCGGTCTTGGTGCCGGCGTACTGGACCGACTGGTTGAACAGCGTTACAAGGTTCGTGGTGTGAACTTCGGTTGGAAGGCGAGCAACACGGTCATGTATGGGAACGTGCGCGCCGAGATATGGGGCAAGATGCGCGAATGGCTCAAGACGGCATCCATTCCTGCCGACGAACAACTGAAACAGGACTTGTGCGCGCCCAACAAGAAACCGAACTCGTCTGGTACGATCTTCCTTGAGGGTAAAAAGGAGATGAAGGCGCGCGGACTGGCCTCGCCGGATGCCGCCGATGCGCTGGCGGTCACGTTCCACTATCCGGTATCATCCAGTCGCGCCACGACCGCTGCTGCCGAGCGCAGCAAGTCTCGTCGTGGTAATATCAACCTCAATGCCCCTGCGGGCGCATGGATGAGGTAACGACATGGGACCGGATGAATACGACGAGGGGGCTGCGCAACGTCAGAAGCGTATGCCGTTGGTTATGCCGCCGATGCAGACGCTACCTGACCAGATGACGCTCTCTGACCTGCTGAAGATGCAGCAACAGGGTCAGATCGAACCGGGGTACTTCGACAAAATCAAGAGTCTCCTTATGCGTCACCAGCAGATTCCCAACTATCAGCAGCAACCGACTGCTACCTATGGAGTAAGGGGGTAATCATGGGCTGTGGAAAAAGTAAGGGCAAACGCCCGCCGAAAAGGTAGAGGTCGGATATGGTCAAGAACCCTGTAACGGACGAGTACAAGGAAGAAGCCGAAGAGGCGAAGCGTGACCCTCTCCATGAGGCGCGGGAACGCTACGCCAAGGCACTCGAATACTGGTCCGACGACCGCGAGGCGGCGAAGGACGACATTGAATTCCGTGCCGGAAAGCAGTGGCCGGATAGCATCGTCGCCAAGCGGGAACAGGATAAGCGGCCTGTATTGGTGCTGGATAAACTGAACCAGTATGTGCGTCAGATCGTCAATGACGGTCGTCAGAATCGACCCTCCATCAAGGTGCGCCCGGTCGATAGTAATGCCGACATGGCGACGGCAGAAGTGTTCCAGGGGATCATTCGGCACATCGAGGATCGCTCTGGTGCGGATACTGCATACGATACGGCACTCGACAATGCCGCGACATGCGGATTCGGGTTTTTCCATGTGACGACGGAGTACGCTGGCGACAATACGTTTGATCAAGAGATTTGCATCGAGCGTATTCGTAACCCCTTGAGCGTCATCATCGACCCGAATGTGAAGAAAGCCGATGCGTCGGATATGAAGTTCGCCTTCATTGTCGAAGAACTGGACAAGGACGATTTCAAGGCGACCTATCCCGATAAGTACCCTGAAGATTTCGATTCTGTCGATTACGGTGACTGGTACGGGGACAGGGTACGTGTGGCACGGTACTGGCACATCGAGGAAGAAAACCAGCAGCTTCATTTGCTGCGTGACGGCAAGGTAATCTCCGACGAGAACCTGAAGATGCTGGAAGCTGAAGGAATTTCGGTCACAGCGGAAATTGCCGAAACTCGCAATATCCCGAAAAAGACGGTCAAGACCTGTCTTATGTCGGGCAAGGAGTATTTGGAAGAACCGACCGTGTGGCCGGGTAAATACATTCCGATCTTGGCTGTGTGGGGCAATGAAATCGACATTGAAGGGAAAGTGACCCATTCGGGGATCATTCGTCCCGGCAAAGACCCGCAACGGCTTTACAACTATTCGCGTTCAGCTTTTGCTGAACGTGTGGCGCTGACACCAAAAGCACCTTGGGTTGCCGCCGAGGGTCAGGTTGAGGACTACGCTGACGAGTGGGAGACTGCTAACGTCGAAAACCATTCGGTGCTGCGCTACAAGCCTGTCAGTCTGAATGGTCAGCCTGTTGCGCCGCCGATGCGGCAAACTGCGTCAGACGTACCCGTAGGATTTGCACAAGACATGCAGATCAGCGAACGGGACATTCAGGCATCTCTTGGTATGTATTCCGCCAGCATCGGAGCACCGTCGAATGAACGCTCAGGGAAAGCCATTCAGGCGCGTCAGCGTGAGGGAGATGTTGGTACATTTCATTACCATGACAATCTTAATCGGGCTATTCGTCATTGTGGGCGCATTCTCGTTGATCTTATTCCTCGGATATATGACAGTAACCGTGTTGTGCGGATTTTGGGATACGACGGTTCGACAAGTGAGGCGACTTTGGACCCGACTGTTCCGACCGCCAGCGCAATGAACGGTGTGCAGTCGGTCTATAACCTTGGCGTCGGCACTTATGATGTGACTATCTCCACTGGACCGAGTTACAGCACGCTGCGACAGGAAGCTGCGGCCAGTATGATCGAGATGACCCAGGCGAATCCGCAGTTGATGGGAATCATCGGTGATCTGATGGTCAAGAACATGGACTGGCCGGGTGCGGAAGAAATCAGTGAGCGATTGAAATTGACGCTGCCGCCTGAAATCCAGCAGGCCGAGATGCAGAAGAAGCAGAAGGGTATGCCGCCCGAAATGCAACAGATCGTGACGCAGTTTGAACAGGCCATGCAGCAGAAGGATCAGCAGTTGCAGGAAGCAGAAGGAATGCTCCAGCAGATGAGTGGCGAACTCCAAAAACTCAAAACGGAGTCGCAGGCCAAGATGATTGAGGCGAAGGTCAAAGACAAGGAACTCATCATTAAGGCTGTCGATACCGAAATCAAGGCGTATCAGAACAGATACAGGGGATCGTGTTGCAAACGATCAATGATCTGATGACGCCGAATGAGATTCCGATGCCCCCGCAGGGTGTTGGCGATGAGATGCCTGCGTACATGGAAGGCGAACAACCTCCTGTGCAGGATATGGCGAACATGCCGCCGCAAGGCATGGGTATTCCACAGGAGCAACCACAATGAGCATTGATGGCGATATTGTCGAAGAACTGGAAGTTGACATAGATCAACCTTCCAATCCAACTAATCCGATTCTTGACGCGAAGCCGGAAGAACCCGAAGTCAAGGAAGAGAAGCCCGCGCCGGCAGAACTTCCGAAGGGTGTTCAACGTCGAATCGACCGGGCAGTAAGGCAGCGGTATGAAGCAGAAGCCCGCGCCAAGATGCTTGAAGAACGATTGACACAGTTGGAACAGCAGAGTCGTCCTGCGCCGCGTGTTGCCGACGATTCCGAACCTACCCTTGACAAGTTTGACAACTTTGAACAATATGTGGCTGCAAAGGCTGAATACATCGCCAAAAAGCAGATAGAATCAACGCTCACTGCGCGCGAACAGCGCCAGCGTGCGGAATATGAGCAAGCGGCTCAACAAAAAACCGCTGACGAATGGGGCAAGCG